CAGCAAGTTCATTCTTATACTTTCTGTCACCAAGTTTAATATCTTCTAAGAATGGCCATGTAGCAGGGTCACGATATCTTTCACCTAATTTAGATGCACCAAAAGTCTTACGAATATTATCTATAGAATAAGGTCTTCCATTTGCTTCTGGTCTAAATTCAGTTGTATTAGGTTTAAATCCAGGATGAGAAAATCCAAATGGTATAGATGGAATAACATCATTTGGACCAAGTACGCCTACACCCATTGTAAGAGCACCTAAAACTGCTTGTGTTTTTTGTGCTACTGATGATCTGGCACTAACCCTTTGACTTATTACACGATCTAATGTTATTAAACCTGAGTCTAAATGTTTATTAAATAAATTACGAGAATTATTTGTAAGTATTGTAGGTGATCCAAATGATAATATATGAATACTTTTTACATTTTTCATTATAGGAATTGTATTTGTTACTTTTCCTTCAGCTAATATTAATCCAAATAATGATGCATGTGCCGCACCCATACTATGCCCAGATAAAAATAATCTAGTATTTCCATCTTTAATGTATTCACCTAAGGATGTCATCATCGCACTCCATCCTTTTACTAAATCTTTAACGAAAGCACCTGTTACTTTATTATTAGTTCCTTGAATTTTAACTCCAGTAGATGCAACTAAACTACCTAAATCAGCAGCTGTAAATTGAGATTGTAAATCATGTTGAAAATTTTTAATTGTACTAGATCCTTTAAAAGTTACAAATACATCAGTTGGAAGTATAATACTATTTGGATTTGATCTTATTTTGCTAGCATTTAGTATTAAACAAGTCATATCACTATGTGTTGAAATATAAGTTCCATATTTAGTATCATTTGGTTTAGCTACAACTAAAGAATAAGATTCCATAGGAAGATTTGCTTCACCTTTTTGAGAAGTTATGGGAATAGTTCTTTTAGCTTTAAATTCTTTATCATAAGCAGTTATAACTTTATTTACAATATCATTAGAAAGACCTAAAGATTTTTCAATTACATGCCACATTATACCAGTATCGCAATAAACTATACGAGCTAATTGAGCACAAACATATAATATATGTTCATACTTTTTAAATTTAGCAGGACCTACAGCGGCTGCTTGAGCTTTAGTAATTTGAAGAGGTAAATCAAAACATATTCTACGAATAGTAGTTTCAGTAAACGGAACTTCTGCACCAGCAAGTTGTTTCTTTAATAAAAGATATTTTTCTTTATACTTTAAATATTTTTTTTCATATAATTGATTCATTTATAAATGTATATATTACATTTTATAAAAAATTGAAATCTTAATTTATTAAAATACCTCATTGATTATAAATCTACATATTACATTAAAGATGGCTAATCAACTAGCAAACAACCTACTTCAAATTTTAATGAGTATGGATCAAATTATTCCATCTTCTCCAATTGAATATAATGAAACTATGACTGCGGAAGCACTTGGTAATATTGCTCAAAAATTTGTTACAAATGGTGACTATGATAATGCACGAATTTGTCTATCAATGGCAATCGAAAAGAATCATACTCCATCAATGATTCAACTAGCAAAATATTATGAGCAAGTTGAACCAAATGAAGCCGAGATGATTAGATTGTATACCCTTGCTTATGAAAATGGAAATAAGGAGGGAGCATTTCAGCTTGCTACTTATTATACAAAAGTAAAGAATGAAGCCGAAATGATTAAATATCTTGTAATTGGATCAGAACGTTTTAATGACCGTGATTCCATTTATAAACTAATTATTCATTACTTTAAGAAAGAGGATAAGAATAATTCTCTAAAATATTGTGATAAGTTAATTGAAAATAATCCGAATGCTGGGCATTATATGAAGGGTCATATCTTTGAGAAATTTAATGAGATTGATTGTATGAAGATTCATTATCATATGCTTTTGTCAAATCTTCCTGCAGGTTCAATTGATTATGACGAAGGTGACAAAATTTTAGATGTAATTAAACTGTATGTTCAAAATGAGATTGATCTTCCATTTATTCAAACTATGCTGCATAAGTTTCAGATTACTGATGCATCAATTCTAGGGCATCTTCAATTTAAGATTAATAAGACTAAGCTATCAAATTATAAACAGAATGGTGAGTGTATGATTTGTTATGATACAAAAGATCTCCAAATGTTTGATTGTTTGGGTCATCATTATTGTCTTGAATGTATTATTAAGATTCAGCAATGTGCTGTTTGTAAATGCTCACGAAAGTGTATGCATTAAAAAATTGAAACTTATTTTATTTATAGCATTTAATTAAAGAAATATATACATATTAAATTAAATGCCTCCTAAGAGAAAGCGTGCGGATGATGAAACTAAAAAGAAAAATGAAATTATTCATAAAAGTTTAACTGATTTTATTTCAAGTGATAAATTTAAAGAAATTACTTTTGATCAAAAAGTTAATGAACTAAGTAAAATTGATTTAAATGATGTAATTGATTATATTAATTCGTGTAATCAAAAAAATAAAAAATTTTTTAGAGAAATCTTTTATTTGATTGGTGGAATTTACTCTTTTGGATCTAAACTAGAAAAAAATCTAGAGAATTCATTTAAGTATATTAAAATATCTGCAGATTTTGGACTATATTATGCTTGTTTTAATGTTGGTCATTATTATGAAAATGGTTTTGGTTGTGAAAAAAATAATGAAGAGTCTATTAAGTATTATAAGCTAGCAGCAGAGAATGATAATATACGTTCTCAATTTCAGCTAGGACAAATTTATCAAACAGGTTCTATTTGTGAAAAAAATATTGTAGAATCATTTAAATATTTTAAAATGTGTGCTGATAATACAATCGATAATCTTATAGAACAATTAGAACTTAAAGTGATAAATAATAAATTAAAAGCTCATGCTAAATATAATGTTGGAGAATATTATTTTAAAGGTCTCGGTGTTGAGAAAAACTATAATGAAGGTGTCCGTTATATTAAAATGGCTGCAGATCTTAAATTTTCTCATGCATTTTTTTCAATGTATACAATATATACTGCTGGAGTAGGAGTTGAAAAGAATATGAATGAAGCTATGAAATACTTAAAACTAGGAGCTGAAATTAAGGATTCAGCTTCAATTTATCAAATTATAGTTATTTATTATAATTATAAAGTTTTTGATATCCCTCAAAATATTGAAGAAGGAATTAAATATATTAAATTATTTCTTGAACATGTAACAGTTGATAATATTTATAATAAAGTAACAAAAAAGTTAACTAATTTAGGAACGTATTTACAAAAAATTATTTATGCAATACTATTACAAAATGACCTTGAATTACCTTTAGTTCAAGATTTGATATCAAAATATCAAGTATTTTCTAATTTAAATAGCCTTCTTCAGTTTAAGTTAAATAAGAAGAAACTACCAGTTTATACTAAAATTGATAGATGTATGGTTTGTTTTGAAGATAATGTCACTACTCAATTATTTGATTGTCTAGGACATTATTATTGTCAAAACTGCACTATAAAAATTACAGAATGTTGTTTATGTAAGTCTCATAAACGGTGTTTTCATTAATAATAAATTTCATAAATGAAATTTATTATGAAAATCCTAAAGATTTTCGTTTCCTGCGGAAACCCCTTCGGGAGCTGACTTACATAGTAAGCTCACGAAGGGGTTTTTTATTTATAAAAACGAAATGGGATCATTTCATCACGTTAGTGTTTGATACTCTTAAATGATTTCATCTCAAGATGAAATTCTTAAAAAATTGATTTTTTATAAATTTATTTATATAAACAATAGTAAATATATACACTATAAAGATGAATAATTTAAATATTACTTCACCAAAAATACAACAACCAAAAAATATAAAAGTCCCTTTAAAAGAACATCAAAAAACCGCAATATATCACCTTCGTAAGCTAGAGGATGATAAACATATAAATTCTACATATGATGAAGAATCTTTTTACCTACATGGATGGACCCTCAGAACATTAGGGTTACAGACAAGTGAAATCAAGAATATAAAAATAAATACATCATATGGAATTCTAGCTGATAAAGTGGGGAGTGGAAAAACATTAATGGTTGTTGGAACAATTAATGATAAGATTCAGTTAGCAGATTCAGAGAAATATATTCAATCATCATTATATAGTAGTATTCAAATAAAGGACAGTAAAAAGTGCTTAAAAACAAATTTAATTTTAGTGCCACATTCATTAACAACACAATGGAATGATGCTTTAAACAATCATCATTAAAACATTATGTAATTACTAAAAGAAAAGATATTGATTATTTAGAATTTGCTGATTATATAGAAGATATATTTAAAGCAGGTGTAATTAATACTGATCAATGTTTACAACATTATGATGTAATAGTATGTTCTGCAAATATGTTTGCTGATTATTTTGAAAAATTTAAGTCTGTTAAATATAGTAGAATTATTATTGATGAAGTTTTACAAATTAAATTACCACCAGATTTTAACTGGTGTTGTAATTTTGCCTGGTTTATTACTGCTACTCCAAGTGGTTTAACTAGTGTTCGTAGACATTATATTAAAGAATTAATTAATGGTTCTATTCAACATCATCATTTATTAACTGTTAAAAACAATGATGATTATGTAAGTCAATCGATGAAACTTCCAGATATTATCTATAAGAAGATTAAGTGTTTAACACCTAAAGAATTACTTGTTATTAAGGATTTTATTTCAAAAGATATTATCAATATGATTAATGGTAATAATATTCAAGAAGCATTAAAGAAATTAAATTGTAATATAGATACAAATGATAACATATATAATATTTTAACAAAGAGAACTAATAATGATATTGAAGATGAAAAAGCAAAATTAGAGTATATTAACAGAGTAAACTATCAGGATCAAAAATTGAAGGAGGAATCAATAAAAAAATCAACTGAAAGAATAGCTAGTTTGAAGGAAAGATTAAAGAGTATTAAAGAGAGAATTGAAAATTACAGTCAAGATAATTGTCCAATTTGTTTTGAGAATGATAATAAACCAGTTGTAGTAAGCTGTTGTAATAATATTATATGTCTAAAATGTATCGTAAATATTAAGAATATATGTCCATTTTGTAAGATTCAAATAACGACAGATAAGATGAATATTTTAGATAATTCATTTAAGAAGTCTAATATAAAAGAGGTAAAAGAAGAAAAATTAAAAGATAAGATTGTAAATTTGATTGAATTAATTAAAGAGAAGAAGAAAGGAAGATTTTTAGTATTTAGTGCTTATGATGAAACCTTTCATTCAATTATTACTCAATTTAATGCTAATGGAATTACTCACTCAACTATTTTAGGAAGTGTATCGCATATTAATAATGTGATAAATGATTTTAGTAGTGGAAAAATAAATGTTGTTATGATGAATGCTCAACATTATGGATCTGGATTAAATTTACAAATGGCAACTGATATTGTAATATATCATGAGATGGTAAAAGAATTAGAGACTCAAGTAATTGGTAGAGCACAAAGATTAGGAAGAAGTGAACCATTATTAGTTCATTACTTACTACATGATAATGAGAAGTGTAATAGTAGTAAAAATTTAAATTATGAGGAAGAAGAATTTTTAGAACAGGAAGAAAATAATGAGATAAATGATAGAGATATCATTTAGACATTTGTTTATAAATATTTATGAATGGTGAAAAAATAAAAGACCACATATCAGGATTATTATTTTCAACAAATACGAGTAAACTTATTAGAAATGAAATAATTAAGATTGGTATTGATACGTTTAATGTAGTCATCCAATAATCTTTTTCTGATTCTTTTATATCTTGAATTATTTTAACAGATGATATAATTACTAATATTAAAAAGAGGAAAGTAATAGTAGAACATATTGTGAAAGCATATAAATTTTTCATATATAATATTATATATAAAAAATATCGTTTAAAATTTTACATTATTTACAAATCCTCCTAACATTTTCTTAACTGCTTCTGCAGTTTCTGAAGCAGCAGCAGCAACAGATTCAGTAGCAGATGCCGCAGCAGCTACTGCAGGAACAGCTCCGTCTCTTACATATTTATGGTAAAAAATGTAGGTTCCAACAACGGCATAAATAATTAAAGCCATTAATATTACAATAATTGTGATATTTAATAAAACTCTAACAATGTTCTTGCTAGATGAATCTAAACTTATAAGAGTAAATTTTTCTCTTTTTTCTGATTCTGTAGTAGTATTCATTATATATTAATATATATATTTTTTTTATAAATTAATCTTTATCCATTTCACGATTATATTCTTCTTCATCTAATTCATCTTCCCCTACAATTTCATCAGTAACTACTTCCTCTCCCTCTCCCTCTTCCTCTCCTTCTCTATCTTCTGTATCCGAATTATCTTCATCTATATCAATTGGTATCATAGTTTCTAATTCAGTTTTAGAAAGTTGTGTATTACCTATAATTTTTTTAATAAATTCTACAGTTTTTTTATTATTTAAAGATTTTTCTATCATCTTTAAATTTTTTAGTGATCCTGTAATAACATTAATATGATTCTCAAAGAAATATTTTCCCTTTTCAATTAAAACAGGATGTAATGAAACACTATCTAAACCAATTATACGATTAATCGCTATTACTGGAGCAGTAATTGGCTCATTATTAATATCATATCTAATATATTGAGGTTTTTTATCATCTGTAATTAAAGTTATTT